AACATTTAGTGCTACAGAGTTCAGCGGTTTCCCACTGTTTTGTACTGAACCTCGGATTCTTAGCGAATTCATTTCCACACTCGGGGCAGAACTTTGTTGGTTGAACCTTCTTAGGTTTAGCCTTTATCTTTCCACCGAGTATGTTAATGTCGTTACGCTTGTGACATGGTACGCATAGTCTTAACCAGTCGTCTCGTTCTCTTTTGTATGTACCACTGATATTTGCCCAGTGGTACATACGGTCTTCTGTTGTTTTACAGTTCTCGCAGGATTGTGGTCTGCCAAAAGTGTTATTCACCCATATGTGCTTAGCAGCATAAGATGCACTCTCGCCTTTCCACATTCCGTTCTTTGAACCCTTTGACATGTATAACTCCTTCGTTTTGTGTACTAAGGACATTATAGCATAGTCAAAGCGTAATTAACAGATTAGGCAGTTGCACCGGTCTTAACATTTATGAGCCAAGCGCCGTTAAGAGTCTTACAAGCAAACGTAGTTGCCCATGAGACGGTCGAGAAACGGCCAGCAGGGTTTCCACTATCAACCTTCGTGTGAGGGATGATGTAGAGCTGAGGCTTGTCGCCTTCGAGGTCGATTGAACCGAAAGCTTGGTCACCGTGGAAGAAGTTGCTGTAAACAGTTACAGTCGAGGCTTCAGACTTCTGGTTAGCAGTTTCGAGTAAACGAACACCGGCGATTTTGCCGAGTTCACCCTTGTAGAGTTTTTCAGCACCGTTGCTGTAGATGTCGGCGTTAATGAACGTCGAGTCTTGCTGCAAGTCGTAGCTGGTGTCAGGGCCTAATTTACCCATCCAAGGAGCGATACCGCTTTGGTAGCGCTTTGCTTTAGCTTTCTTAAGAGCACGGACAACTTTTTGGATGTCAGCGACTTTCAAGACGTCGGTGACTGCCAGAGCTGACAGAGCCGTTACAGTACCTTCGTACTGAACCGTTGCGCCGGTGAATAGTTCGTTACGAACCAATTCGTCCATGGTTTCACCCATGTTCTGACCGACAACTTCGATTTTCTCAGCGTTGTTGGCGTCGATACCGTTGAGGGTAAGGAAGCGAGAGATTTTAACTACATTACCGTATTCTGCGAGGGTTGCCGACACGTTGGTAGCAGTCAAAGCGACTTCACCAGGGTTGGTACCTTCCGTTAGTGCGGTCGTAGCGGTTGCCAAAGGCGTGTGGCGGGTAAAGCGAATTACGCTACCACCGTTTTTGGGCTGGGTTCGGAGTTGAGCACCTTGAGCGTGGATGTACTCGTATTCTGCGCGGGCTAAGAAAGCCTTCTCGTAGAAAGTCTGAGCTTCCTGGGTCAATGTGCCGGTTGTGTTTGCGGACATTTGATTTTAATTCCTTTGTTATTGCCAGACAGTTTTCAAACCGTGGGCTTTAGCGTACTGCTGAGGAGACATTTTGGCCTCGTCTGCGGTGCTAGATTTAACGGGTGCGCTACTTGTCACACTATCGGCTTGAGAGAGCATCTTTTCAGCTGCTTGCTGGCCTTTAATCTGAGCTGTAGCGGCGCTACTACTGTAGGCGTTGGCTATTGTTTTATAGAGCTGGTACGGTGACAGGTTTGAGCCGATAATCTCTCCTTGCGGGTCACGGATTAGGTTCTGATCAAGAAGTTCGGCGGCTTGTTGGGCTAGGGGTTGGTTGAAGTCAGGACTATCAGGGTTGAAGATAGCGAAGTCTTTAGTGACTTGCTCGGCTTCGTTGTTAATAGTCATCTGGTTCGCTTGAACCTCTAGGGCGTAGCGTTGCTCGGAAGCTTGCTGTGCCTGGGTTTGCCGTGATTGCTGGAAGGCCATACGTTCAACCTCTTGTGGGCTGTAGTAGTCTCCAGTGTCCGGGTTTACTTCTCCCAGTAAGTCCTGCTCATTGGCGAGTTGAGCTTCACGCGCTCGGAGCTGTTCGATTTGCTGCTTTAGCTCGCGGTTATCGTTAGCTAAGCTTTGGAATCGGTTTTCAGCCTTAGGGCTTAGTGGTTTATCACCTTCTGTTTGTTCGTCACCTTTCGGTGCTTCACTTTGTGTTTCAGCGACGGGTTCGGACTTGGCATCTGCCTCCACTTCTCTGTCGTCTGTTTCTCGGAAGTCGTTGGGATTTAAATCCGCGCCTTCGTTGACCACTTCAAGTTTTTGTTCTACTGGTGCTGAATCAGTTGCAGTATCTTGAACTGCATCTACAGCTGTGGCTACCTCATCGGCCATGTTGTTCTCCTGTGTTTACGACTAAACGCTGTCGGGGCGAGAGTTGGATGTACTCCGTGGTGCCGCCATTGAGGTTTGTAGCGGCACCGCGCAACACACTAACTAACGTGCGTCTTGACTAAATCTTGCAGATAGTCGAGTTCGGCCTCCAGTAATCCCTTAATAATCTTGTTGGCGGCAACGATGTGCATGAACTCATCAGGTATAGTCAGGACTTCTTCGGGTACGGACTCAACTGACCCGTAAAAGGCTATCTTCTCCTCGAAACGGATGAGTAAGTCCTCGATGATAGGCATAGCCTTGAGGGTTTGAGCCGACTCTTTAGCACGGTCTGCTACTTGAGTCGAGGGTTCGGTTGGGCGGTAAGCACCTGATCGGGGGTACAAATTATCATCCATTGTTAGCCTTGTGTTGGGTTAGGGCTTGGATAACGTGCTGGGCTGGTATGCCTTGTTCGAGCATGGTCATAGCCTGTTGGATGATGCTGTCGGAGAATCCTAGTTGGCGGAGTTGTTGGATGATCTGCATATCTTCGGGAGTAAGTTGGCCGGGTTCGGTTGGTTCCTGTGGTTCGTTTGTCTCACTGTCGGGCATTTCCATCTCTTGCTTGTCCATAGGGTCGGGGGTTTCTTGGCCGGTCATGGTTTCGGTTGGTGCTTTAGCGTCTGGAGCTGCGGGAGCCGGGGGAGCCATAGATTGTACTGAGCTAGCAACGTGACCTGTTTGGGCGGCTACGTGCTGCATAGCGTTAGTTGTGACCTGGTTATTGATGTTAGTCGGGTCTACTTGTAGTCCAGCCATGGCTTCTATTTGGGCTTTAATCTTCGGGTCAGTCGTTAGCTTGTAGATGTCACCTAAGTCAATCGGGCTAGTACCGGCACCTTGTGAGGCTTGACCGGGCTGTTGACCGGGCATGAGGGCGTTCGGGTCGGACATCGGGGCCATAACACCACGCATGTTCGGGTCTACGACCGGGCCTTGCATCAGGTCTTGTTCGGTAACGTGGACACCGGCGTTGGAGAGGACTTGGATTTGTGCGGCCATTGGTAGGTCGGGGTAGTTCATGCGGATAGAAGGTTTGTCGAACATCGGACTGAACGGGCTGACTTGGTTCTTCTGCTGTTCTTTGGACTGCTTCTGGGCTTCGGTTGGTTCGGGTGCGACTTGTTCTGGGTCATCTATGCCTGAGTTGGAGACGATACGACGGGCTAGGACTTCGGTATCAATCGGGCCACCGTAGGATAAGTTGAGCATGGGGTACTTCATTACTAAGTCGAGTAACTGAGTAGCGTCTTGAACTTGGGCGGCTTGGTCTTTCACGCTTGTAGTACTAGGATTGACGCGGAACTTGAGAGCGGGGGTTTCAGTCTCGTAATCAATGCGGATTTTGTTGTCGGGTGAGAGTTGTGACTCGTCAAAGCCGGGTAACTCACGTAAGCGCATAGCAGTCTCTTTATCGAGTTGGAGTTCTTCAATGCCCTGTCGTTTAGCGAAGTACAAATTGACAGCAGTCTCAGCCCAGTGTTCAAACCAAGCCTCAAACATCTTGCGGATGTAGTTGTCATCGACTGATACGATAGCCTGTTGGGCTTGGACACCTTGAGAGGTCTTAGAGAAGCCGGGATTGCCGATTGTGGCACTCGTAGAGGTGTCGGGTGAGTTGACTAGGTTCAAGAGTTGAGACTTCTGCAAGCCGTATAAAGCGGGATAGTTAGTGACAGCGGAGGTATCAACGGTTAAGGGTATGACTTTAGCGTTAGGGTCTGAGCCAACATCAATGACGGCGTTAGGTACGAACTGGACTTTGCTCTTGTTGAAGTTCCCGTACTTGATTAACGGAGGGGCTAACATTAAAGCGCGGTTGTACTGGTACATCTGCATATCAGAGTCGATAAGGTTCTGGAGTCCACCGACGAGTTCGACGATACCACGGCCCCAGACGTTCGAGCCGTCAATATCACCGTACATCCCATCTAATGGGTGTTTGCCACGAGGGTCTTTGTTGGTCTCGGTACGAACGATGACTTCACCCTTAGTAGCGAAGGTGTAGAACTTACCACCGACACCAGTTTGGAAGCCTGTGACTAATTCAAGGGAGTGGGAATCAACGCCACGCTCATCCTCTATCGGGGTGCGAGCTTGGGAATCTTTAGTCGAGGTGCCGTCTTTGATTTCTTTGAGGGCTTTTAAGTCCCAAGTGGAGTCGTACTTCTCACCACGCTTCTTTGCGGATGCTGCGAGTTTGGTTTCTTTATCGATGAGGGCTTCGATGTCCTCTTTCTGCCACCAGGAGCGCATTAAGACGTAGTTACAGGAATAAAGAGACTTCTTGCCGGGTTGGAAAGCTAAGTCGCCCCAGTAGACTTGAGTCATGTCGGGAGAGAACTCACCATCGTGGTTGATGAACGGGGTGTAAGTAACGCTCAAGCCAAAGGTAAGCCCACCCTCTACGGTCGTCCAACACTTCTGTATAAGGTCGTATTCCTCGTTAGCGTGGGGGATAATCTTGTGGTTGAAGATAAAGTCAGCGACTACGCCAAGCCAGCCACCATCATCGGTGATAACTGAGCCGGTGGGGAGTTGTTGGATTACTCGGCGAGGGGTCTTGCGGATGATCGAGGCAGTCGTACCGTCTGTGGTGTTTGGGTAGTTGGGGTCGATACCCTCAAATGGGCGGTTACGAGCTATGCGCTCAAACTCAGGAAACGGTACCGTTAAGGTGTCGGTGTAGCGTTTAGCAGCGTCGTATCGCTTGAATATATTGGTTTCGTCGAGATATGAAAATGTCACCGATAGTAAGAGTTAGCGTAAAGCCCTTACTATTAGGTGACATATACTGCTTGCATTATAACGTATTTGGGCCGTAAAAGCTAGTACTCAAGCAGCGTATAACCTTTAACAACGTAGAAATATCCAGCGTCATCCCCAACCTTGCTGCGCTCTTTCGGTAGCCATGTTGGATCAAGCATGTGGGGGTTATCTTCTAACTCTTGGGCGAACTCTATATACTTGGCGTTGGCTTCTTCGGTTGATCGGACACGTTCACGGAAGTTATACGACCGACGGACGGGAAGTTTAGGTTGGCCGTTGTTGTAAGTAATCTTAGCGGTTGAGGTACTGCCGTTCTCGTCGAGGATACTGGTGACTGATTCAGTTCCGAATAGCATTGTTAGGGGTTTCATAAGTGTCTCCGTGTTAATTTTATCGTCGCCATAAACTTGTAATTGAGCCGCTGGTTGCGTTGTCGTCTTCGTCTTTATCTGGGAAGTAGGACTCTAGGGCATAACGAGCCGGGTCGAGTAAGTGGTTATCAATGTCGGGGGCTTTGTTGATAAATTGCCCTGTCAGGCGGTCTTTGAGCCAGATGTACCTCTCGTATTCTTTCTTTAAGTGGGTGCTACGCTTAGTGACTGATATACGTTGTGACTGGATGAAATCAATACCAACATTTATTGAGTCGGCCCCTTTAACGGCTGGAATAATATTTAGCCCTAGTTCTTGTAGCCGGGCAATGCTCTTTGGCTCTGAACTATCGGCAACGATTAACCGTTTCCAGTCTTTTAGTGACCTAACATGGGTATTGATAGCCTCATTACTCATGCCGTACTGGTAGCACTCCTCGTCAAAGATAAAGCCACCGTTATACTCATAAATTGATAGTATCCCGGTGGGGTCATTAGTGAATCCAAAATCCAGTCCACGCTTAACAAACTTGGCTTCGTGTGGAATGTCATCAATCCACGCCCAATCAGTGAAGATACGCCCCTCTATCTCCCCTAAGAGTCCGAGTCCGTAGACTTGCCACCACATAGAGTTAGACTTGTGAGCTTCAATCCGCTTGATGGTCTTATCGTCGAGGGCTTCGTTATCTAGGTAAGTAAGGGTGATGAAGTCATAACCGCCCTTGTAAGCTACGTTGTCCATAATCTCAGTGTAGGCCCAGTACTCACTACTCGGGTTCCAGTCTACCCAGACAGTTTCGCGGGTACGAACCATTAGGTGATCGACAATAGGCCAAGGTATGTTGTTGCCCTCATTGATGAAAAGTATGTCTCGTCTTGGGCCGTGGGCTTTGCTTGGCGCATCGGCTGAGAAGAAGTGAATCTTCGTGCCCGTCTCAAATGTGTAGGTCGTGAAGGTCTTATTCCAGCGCTCCTCTTTCCAGTAGCCCTGCTCTTTCATGATGTTCTCGAAGTCGAGCATGGCCCCGCCGCGCATGTGTGGCATAGTTTCCGAAACTGTGTCGATCAATAGGTTATGGCGTGACTGGGCTGTGTCGATAAGCACCTGCAAGATAGATATGGTCTTACCGGCAGAAGTACCACCAGCAACTAAGCGGATGTCCTGGCGAAGTTTAAGTATCTTATGTGTAGCGGTAGTAGGAATGAACATTTATATCATGGCTTTCTATATATCGCCGTCTTTTTCGACACTTGCTTCAATAAACTTAGCATTATCTTCTGTTTTAACACCTGATATGACGTTAATACTAGCACTTCCGAGGATTGGTACTGGTAAGTCTTTTCCGTCTTTGCCAGTTAGCTCAGTTCGTAAGCTGAACTCGCTTTTCTTGCGGCGTTCGAGGAACCTCAAGGCAAGGTCAGGGTCACGCCTGATACCTTTGATAACTGTTTCGCGGGCAATAAGTATTGGTGACTCCCGTAATTCTTCCATTCTGTCGGATAACTTTGTATCGGTCTTGCACCATTCGTAATATGTGTCACGGGATATATCGGCGTACAAGCATGACTCGGTAACGCTACAGCCTAGTGCAAAGGCATACTCCAGTTTGCCGACAAGGGCTTCTGTTCGCTTGGTAGGTCTAGCCACAGCTAACCTCTACAGTCTTAACTTCATCTTGAGGTAATGTCATCAGCGCCGCGACAGTCAGTTGATCGTACTCACCAACATCAAAACTCACCGTATAGCCACCATCTACTTTTGGGCCGTTTACTTTGAGCTTATCGGCGTGGAACTTCAGCTTCATTCTTCGTCATCCAAGTTAGGGGTGTAATCAGTAGGGGTAGTATTAAAGCCATTGAGTTTCTGCCTCAGTGTGAACAGGTATGTAACTG